CAACTCCCCTCTGGGCGATGGGGAAATCTGCCAAGCATAGTCCACGACTTTGTTGTCAAAAAAATACAACCCAGTTACGGCATAGTTGCTGGGCGGGTGCGTCGGTTTCTCCAGAACTTTTTTCGGGGTGTAGTTTTCATCAAACTCCACGACTCCAAATCGCTCTGGATCCGATACATGGTATGCGAATACGGTACACCCACTGGTATTAGTAGGAAACCCCACATTAAATCTATTGATTAGATCATTGCCGTAAAAAATATTGTCACCGAGGATCAATGTAACCTCATCATCCCCGATCCATTTTTCGGCAATACGGAAACACTCAGCGATGCCCTTGGGCTGAAACTGGGTTGCGTATTTGATATTCAACCCCCATTGAGACCCGTCGCCAATTAATTTTTCAAAAGGTAAAGCATCTGCTGGCGATGTGATAATCAAGATATCGCGAATGTTTGCCAACATCAAGGTCGAAAGCGGATAATAAACCAGCGGCTTGTCATAGATTGGCAGCAACTGTTTTGAAATTACCGTAGTGCACGGGTAAAGCCTTGTCCCCAAACCGCCACTGAGTATTATTCCTTTACGCATTTTTATACCACTCCACCGTTTTTCTTAGACCATCAAAAATGTATGTTTCTGGCACCCAACCAAGTTCATTCTTTAGTTTACTTGAATTCATGGAATAACGCAAATCATGACCCTTCCGATCAGTAATAAAATTTACCCAGTTTGCATTGTCTGGATCCTCGCCCATGATATCCAAAATAAATTGAATCATGCTAATATTGTCACACTCAAATCCACCGCCGATATTGTAGCGTTCACCAGACTTGAAGTTTGCAGCAATGGTAAGTAGTGCATCGCAATGATCATCAACAAACAACCAGTCGCGCATGTTTCGACCATTACCATAAACAGGAATTGGTGTCTTACTTTTGATATGACGAATGATTGTTGGAATAAACTTCTCTTTGTGCTGTCGAGGTCCATAGTTATTGGAACAATTTGTCACGATAGCGTCTATCCCGTGGGTATTCACATATGAACGAACCAGATGGTCACTCGCCGCTTTGGTAGCAGAATATGGGTTTCGAGGGTTGTATGGGCTGGTTTCTGTGAACGAGGGGGCATCTAATGTTAGACTACCGAATACTTCATCGGTAGATACGTGGACTAATTTGCCCCCATGTTTGCGAATGCACTTTAGAATATTATGAGTGCCCGTAACATTAGTGCTGATGAAGGCATCATCCTCAGCAATAGAGTTATCAACATGAGTTTCGGCTGCGAAATGAAATGTGATGTGTGGCTCATAATCATGGTATATGTGGTCTAAGAATTCCAGATTTCGAATGTCCACTCTTTTGACGCTGAGTCGCCAATCATCATAGAAGCCATTTAGGTTGCTGTCGTTTGCAGCGTATGAGAAATTGTCAAGAACGACAATCTCATCGGAAGGATATCTCTTAAGGTGAGAGATTACAAAATTAGAACCAATAAACCCCAAACCGCCAGTCACAAATGTAGTCATAAACCCTCACTTATTTTTCAATTTCCTCATAAATTGGATTGGCTCGACCGTAGTTTCTCATTAAAACTCCAGCCCTGTTGTTGGCTTCGTTCTCGAATGTGCTTCCAGTCTCACCCGCCATTTCAACTGATTGCAACAATCCATCTTCGTTTTGCTTGTGATGGACCATCTCGTGGCCAAGGGTTCTAAGAATATCTGCAATATGACGACCAGCGACGTTCACATAAATCGTCTTTAACCCTGGCGCATACGCCCCAAAACTTTTGTTTTTGGCGGCTTCTTCCTTGCTATCTACTACGATAACCTTTGGAGGTTCCGCTATCTCCAGTTCTTGCTGGGCATATTTAACGAACTCATCGATGTGGTTTTTGAGTTCCGCTTCGGCTAGGAATTGTTTGAACTTGAGCATTATTCTTATAGACCTTTTTTAGAAACTTTTTCCAGACCTTTGGGTCGGTTTTACGAAAATGCTTGCGATACATGAATATCGATTCACACTCTGCCCACCCAACTTTATGGGCTTTTCGTAATCTATTTATATCTAGTTTTTCCGCCTGTGTTTCGTGTGCGTGTGCGTCTATTTCGTCTGGCATTCCATAGTACGCGGCGTATGTCTTAGATTGCCCCTTTTTGGGCCTATATTGTTTGACATAAGCATATCCGCGACCTTTCTGCTGGTGCTTGTGCCTATACTCATGGTGAATGGCACGAACAATTTTGACGGCAAGGTTCTTTGCGCCTTTCTCGGTTATCTGTACTTTCTTGGAATCGTTAGGGAATGATAGAGTTATTAGGATATTCTCTGGAATCATTCCCAAAATTCTAGGGCAATATTGCCCCGATACAATAACCGAATGATCTTTCAGATATTGGCTTTCAAACCTATTAGAACTGAATCCGACGATTGACTTGGTGAAAGCCAGATTCAGTCCACGGATAATGCTCGGGACATGTTTTTCGCCCACCCACCCCTCAGACAGTTTAAGAATCTTTTTCTCAATCTTATTCAGTTTCATCAGACTTTGAGGTTCTTAAACTTATCGGTACTTCGACCGCGATTGAAAACTGGCTTCGAGGGTTCTGGTTCTTGCATTACTGCATCTTGGGCTTTTTGTTCAAGATCATAGAGTTTCATCTTGGATCTATCCACACCAACAGTAAATCTCTTGTGAAGACTTGGATCGTTGTATCGGTTCTTCAATTGCTTCACGAGTAATTGATTTAACTGCTGCAGTTCTTCGGTGCTCACGAGAGCGAACATAAAGTCTGCGGTTGCTGGCAAACCAAAAGACTCCGAAGTATCTTCCAACCCTGGATCCGAATTCGAAAATCCAGACCTTGTCGTTTGAGTTGCCGATACAATCGGTACATTATTCTCGACCGCCAGTCCACGAAGTTCCTCGGCGATAGCCTTGATGTAGGTGTAAGAGTTGACGTTGGCTCCAGCCTTAATTCTGGCGGAGGCGCAGATATTCAAGTAATCGATGAAAATGATATCTGGACGGAAGTTCTTCTTCAGAGCCAGATCATTGATCAACGCACGGAAATGAGCGGGATTTGCTGATGCGGTTGGATATTCTTTGATGATCAACTTGCCTTTAACGGAAGTTTTCAATTTTTCCATTCGACGCTCATACATATCCTTCGGCATATTGCCCAGATCCTCTAGGGTAACATTCAAAAGATTTGCGTCGATGCGTTCAGCAATACGCTCCTCTGCCATTTCAAGAGTTATGTACAGAACATTGTAGTTCTGTGTCAGGCAAGAAGCAGCCACATGACACATGAAAAGAGACTTGCCGACGCCAGTACCTGCAAGAGCAATATTAAGGGTCTTTTGCGGAAGTCCGCCTTTAGTGATCTTGTTGAAGTATTCAAGATCAAACGGGATTCTTTTTTCGACACGATGATAGAAATCGTAGCGATCAGCGTAACTATCCAAAAAGTCGTGGCCAATATGAGGATCGAAACTAACGCCCAGAGCATCAGAAAGCAAAGCAGGAATGCTTCCTTTGCCACGCGCTGGATCTTTCCCATCCAGAATCTGAATAGAGTCCATAATTGCATTGTAGACAGCCTTTTCCTGACAGAACTTTTCAGTCGTGTCCAGTAGCCACTCAAGTTTTTGTTCTGATTTGTCACTTGATATTTCCCCGATCAACTCAAGTGACTTATTTAACTCCCCTTCTGAGAGTTTGTTCGATTCTTTAAGGCTGATCTCCAGAGCCGCTGCGGGCGGAAGACTGTTGTACGTCAGGACGAACTTCTTTATTTCCTCGAACACTTTTCTTTCGTGGCTTTCTTGTAGGTACTCGCTCTTCAGAAACGGTAACGCTTTCCTCATGAAGGACTCGTTCCGCATCAAGTTTGACAGAATCAACGTTTCTGTTTTCATTAAATTCTTTCTCCGCATTCTCGACAGCCGAACTAATCATATTACCGATGATGTATGAAGTAAACTTTTGAAATTTTTTCGAGTCCACTTTACAAAGATTAGGGTTCGCAATAATATTGATATTGTATGACAATTCCGAGTCTGTAGCCATAACCATATCAGAAACTTCAAAAATTACGTCAGGGTACTTTTTTAATACCCTGATAGCAAATGCCTCAGTGTTATTTACATCCAGCATGTACTCATAATGTTTGTCGAGTTTGATGAATTTCTTGGCATACCAAAAATTATATTTCGCTCTTAAATTTTCAAACATCATCAGTCTCCTCGGCGCTCAAATTACCCGCTAGAGCAGAACTGAATTGGTAGTTGTTACGAATCCATTCCTTGAATGTTTCATCAGTCAAAATACTATCCCAAAACTCGGGACATTCTGTATCAGCAATACGCCACTTCTTAGCGTCAACTTCGCCCGTGGCAGTATCGACCTTTGCATACCAACCGACATTGGGCTTGGTTACATGACCCGACTCAAGTGCCATATCAAGAAGACCACTGTACTTACTAATACCACCATCGAAGCGAACAGTGACAGGGATACGAGACTTCTCTCTAAGATAACGCGACTTCTCCACATTAATAATAAAGTTGTAGCCAATCAAATCCTGACCATCCTTTTCCTGTTGGCGACCGAGAATATAGATGTTATCGGCTGAATAATAGGGACCTGTTCCGCCACCGACAATATCCTTGGGATACATACCAATCTCTTTGTAGGTATGATTTACAACCACCATCGGAATGTCCTTTAGGGTGAGGTGTGGAGTCACCATACGGAACAGGGATTTTATTTGCTTGGCACGAGTCATGTCACCGACTGACTTTTGCTCAAGGGCATCTTCGACTTCTTTCGTTGACGCAAGGTTGCCGATAGAATCGACAACAACCATCACACGTTCACCGCGTTCAATATTCTGAAGTTGCGCCATGATATCAAACTTCAGTTGCTCAACATCCGTGATTGGAGTATGAACGACGCGATCCGTATCAATACCAAATGAAGTGAAATAGTTTTGTGGGGTGCCGAACTCGGAGTCATAGAAAAGAACAACTGAATCGGGATACTTGTCTTGATATGCCTTTGCCATCAATAGACTGAATGCAGTCTTGAAGTGCTTTGAAGGACCAGCCCACATCGTCAACCCTGGCGTAAACCCACCATCAAGATCACCAGAGAATGCGACATTGACTACAGGAATGCTAGTCTGGATCATATCTTTAGCCGCAAAGAACTTAGACTTTGCAAGAATTGCGGTGTCTTTAATCGTACTATTTTTCTTCAACTTATCGAGTAGGCTCATTTGTATAACTCCATTATTGAGGTATTGATATTTTACAGTAATTCATTGAAAAAAGCAATTCAGAGAGTGTCCCTTCTCACTCTTCCAATTGATCGGTGAAAGAATAATTTCCAAAGGTTCGAGAAAGGATTTTTTAAACTGTAGGTCATAGTCTATGTACTGATACGCACCTAACTGTTTCGGAATACCCGATATGAAAGCCAGCGTATTGTTAAAAAATATGTTGGGTTGCTTTAGATAGACGTATTTGATCTTCTCGCCTTCTTGAATCAATTGATAGCGTTTGGTTAGATTCAATGTTCGCAAGAAATGATTATAAACCAGCGCACCCTTAACATGGATTGGTGTACCTTTCTTGAATACATGAGCAGAATCAGCATATTCCACCAAACCGTTCACGGATCTCGGGAATGCAATATCTTCAGGCTTAAGAGTTTTAAATTCATCTCTGAAGTCGTTGATAAACTTGTGTAAGTCATCTTGAGTTTGAGTCATGATGATATTGATTGCATCTTTAATCTTTTTGCGACATGCGGCGGGCGTCGATGAGCGCACTGCTGAGATGCCCATCATTTTAAGTTTAGGTTTAGCGTAAGCAACACCCTCACTGTCATGCACATTTAGGATATAGTTTTTCTTTGCGACCCAGATTGCTTTATCGGCAAGAGACTCACGCTTCATTTCCATGCGCTGTTGATATGCGTTGAGATATTCTTTCAGTTCTTGATATGAAGCATCGATGAATGGCTGAATCTTTTGATCACAAACCTTATCCATAAAGGCAATGACTTTTTTGGTATCGGCGACATTTGGATAAAGTTTCTTGACCAACGGACCCATGTTCAAATAGATTGAATCTGTGTCTGATGCGATTACATAGTCAACGTCTTTGGTTTTAAGCAACCCATTCATGTACTCGTTGATCTTGTTTTCAATCCAGCGAATGGACAATTGACCCGCTTTTGTAATGGCTTCGGCGATACGAATGTCGAAGAAGCGGAAATATTGATTACCCATTGCACCGTAAGCGGAGTTCAGAGTAACTTTCTTGGCTAACTGCAGATTATTGTATCGAGCGACTTGTTTCTCAAGATATTGCACTTGATTCTTATCATCGAGAACAGTTTCGATCTTCTTCTTCGCCTCAAGAGCAAATTTTTTATAGCGTTTACGATCCTTGTACATATTATCCATAATCTGAGGCATTACGCCCTGTTCTTGGATTCTAAACAATTGACCATTAGGTGTCAGTGTAACTCCGAGTTCCTTTAGAATGCTTGTGTCCACCTGACGACTCAGAAGAGATTCGACATCGATATTGGAATCGCTGATTAATCCTCGCATGTTATCGTTGTACGACTTTGGGTCAACAAGAGTTTCCATTGAGATGTTGTACTGCATAATCAAGTGTGGGTACAGACTGTTCAAGTCAAAAGAAGCAACCCATTCATGCATGCCAAGAATAGGATCCTTGACATATGCACCTTCGTACTGTGAACTCTTTGTGCTCTTTGACATTTGCGGGATTATAATCTTCTTTTTCAAGAGATAATTGTAAACAATTGCGTCCCACATGCGCACCTGAGTAAACACATCATCGTAGTTGACCTTGTTGTCATACGCAAGAGTCAACGCCAACTCAATCAATTTCATCTTGTCTTCGAGTCGTTCAACGAGTTCAACGTCCTTGATGTTATACTCGATGAATTTTTGATAGTCTTGTTTGTACAGTTGATGAAGAGTTTCGAACTCAGAATAATCTAATTTCTTCTCGTCCAACTCAACGTGAGCAATGTGACCGAGTGTATAGGACTCTTGCTGCGAATAGGTGAACTTGCGATATAGTTGAATGTAGTCAAGAATGGCAATTCCAGAAATCTCATAGAACTCCACTTCACGATTCATCATCGTCTTTTCACGCTTATTGATGCGGTTCCACGGTGAAAGTTTCTTGACTTCATCCTCGCCGAGAATTTTGGCGATACGATTGACAAGATATGGAATGTCGAATTGCTCGACATTCCAGCCCGTGACTACATCTGGATGCCATCGCGACCATAGGTCGAGGAATCTTCGTATGAGGTCTGATTCATCTCTACACTTTGCATAGTGCACGCCGTCACGATGCTTGATATAATCGCCACAGCCAAACACAAAATAATTATCTTTGACTTTGATAGTGATTGCTGTGATTGCTTCATTAGCATCTCTTGGTTCGGGAAATCCATTTTCGGATCCAACCTCGATATCAAGATAGGCAACAAGTATTTTACTGACATCCCAAAGAATATCATCATGATACTCATCAGCAATATAAGCATACTCATAACGATTGTTCCCAAAAACAGGAAAATTATCGACACCTTCGTACCTCTGTAAAAATTCTCTGCACTCTGGGATGGTTCCAGGCTGAATTGGTTTGACGTACTCGCCAGCAAGCGTTGTATATTCGCTCTGTTCTTGACTGCGGATGAAGAAAGTCGGGCGGAATTCGATCTTCCGCCTGACTCTTTTATCATTCTCAACGCCTCTGAAAAGGATATACTTTCCAGAGACGGTCACATTAGTGTAGAAATCTGACAAGTTTTACCCCGTAATCAATTGCTGTGGCGGAACAACTATTCCCGCACCGTACACTTGATTATACCCGTTTTTCACTTCTTGCGCAACCTCGGCCAATACAACAATCTTGTCGCGGCTGATTGTAAATGGACCTTCGGCTGCTTGCATCCAAGGAATGAATCCAATAACTGGTCCCTTTTCTGATCTCTGTAGAACTATGCCAAGAGGATTCTGAAATGTAACGGAAGAGTCAGTTTCCCCTACGATTTCTGCAATTAATTCCTCTCCACTTCCTAATTTGAACGCTTTGATGTTGCTCATTTTCTTGTATCCTTTTATATTCGTCAAAAATTATTTTATCCATCTTTAGATTTTGGGCTTGACCATTCTTGTAAAAAACATCAAACGCCAAAGTCCACGTGTCTTCACACACTTTTAGTTGCCACCCATTGAACTCTTTGATCTTTATCTGTTTAGATGTTAAATGATCGTATAGTTCTTTGAGGGTCGGCATTATTCTTCTCCGCCTCCAGTATTATCTGCAGACTGTCTCTTGATCTTATACGCCACGTGATTAGCGTGTGCATCAATGAATAGCCTTCTAACCTTCCCGCTTTCATGCGAATCTTTAGTCCAACCCCTTGCATCTGCCATCGCCAGCATTCGCTTGAGTTGTCGTGGAAGTTTCGCATCAAAAAAATCCGATCTATTTGCCATTTAGTATTTCCTCACATTTTTTCCAAAAAAACTGCTCTTGTTCTGGCATACGAATTTGAAAGTTGTGCCAGAACAAATCCCCGAGTTCAGCAGTACCATAGGTCGTTCCCAATCCATAGTTTGGCTGACCATTCTTCAATTCCCAGTAAGGCATCTGATCCTTTTCCCACTCATATCGATGTGGTGGGCGATCAAATCTAACTGGTGGAATCATCTCAACTGGAACACCGACTTCTTCTGCTCTGAAAGTATATTCTTCGAGAACATCGCCACGGTTTGTTTCTAGCGCCGATGGTGATCCGATCTTGATGAAATTTTCCCTTGAAATCGCTGAACAAGAGGGTGCTGCAAACAGATGGTCACCGTTATCTATGTGACCAGATCTTTGCATGTTACCAACAAGTATACCTTCTTTCGCTCTAGAAAGAAAGTATTCGAACGCTTTCTCGCTGACTGGAATGCAATCAATATCAAGAATGATCACATAGTCATAATTAAATGAATCTGGGATTTCAACATTTTCTAATGTTTTGACTTTTGCCTTGTTGGCAGACCAAAAATAGTCAACGAATAGTCCGTGCGGGATTTGCCCCTGCATCACGTGATGCGGTAAAGACATTGTATTGAATTTCTTGACTACCTCACTCTGAAGACGAACAGTATATTGATTGATGTTCGGCATGAAGTAGGAAATGATGCACGCATTACTCATTATGATTTCCTCATGTCTTCGAAGATCAGATTCACATAATTTTGCGCAACCAAACGAAATTCAAGAGGTTTCAAGTAATCGATGATAGCCTGAGTGGTGCCAGGGGCGATGTGTTCGCTAGGTTCAATCGTTATGAAATGGGGTCTGAGGATACTAAAGTCTGCGTCTTTGAGAACTCTCAGATCCATGCCCTCGACATCAATACTCAAAAACAACGAATCAATCTGATACTTTTTAAACTCTTGCAGTAGCGTATTAATACGAACCGTCTTTACCTTGATTGGTTTTACCGTCAATGCATTTTTTTCAACAAACTCTTTACTCAGAGTAGAAAGTTCATTTTCTGTGCTAACGTAAAATTCCATTTCAGGCTCATCTGTATCAGTTACAGCAGCCTCTACAATGTAATCGGTTAATCGATGGTGTCTTAGAACCGCAGCCAACTTTGGATCTGGCTCAACGATTATCCCATTAAAGCCATATGTCTTGTGAAGAAGAAACGACGCGCTAGTGCATACTGGATGATTGCCGCCGATTTCAAGATAAGATGCACTAACACTTACAAGGTTATTTCTTCTCATGTATGCATTAAACATCTGACATAGAACAATGTCTTCATAGTTTTGGCTATATGTCTCATCCAACCATGCTGGGATAGTTGGGTTCGGCATTTTATTATCATTCACATACTGATATACGAACGGGTTAACGATTCTGTGCATTTTTTACTTCCTTCATGTAAGCATTTTGTTTTTCGAGATAATTTGGAATTGTTCTTATCGCACCCACGCTGACATTCATGATGTTCAACAATTTACCAAAAATTGGAAGCAGATTTTCTGCCCCCTGAAGTTCCTTCCTAATATTTTCCTTGTGATATGAACAAGCATCGACTGCCATATCGATTGCGCTGTGGATAGTATTCATCGAATCAGAATCAATTTCGGTGTCGCCGAAGATTCCAATGTAAATGTCGTTATGATTGATGATCTTGGTCAAAACGCCGTGGTCAGCACAATTCAAAACCTCTATCATCTCATTTGTTTGACCTATTATACTATTCTTTGTTGTAAAAGAAAAACCTTCTGGCAGCACTGGCTTTTCAGAAGAGTAGTGGAATTGGTCTGAGTAAATTAAAACCTCAATATCAAACTTGTGCAAAGAATTGATCTTCTGCCACGTTGCTCCAGTGCTGGAGATGTCAACCATGACGTAATTTGGGGGAAGATGTGCCTTCAAATAATTGACAGAATCTTCTGGCTGTTCATAAGCAACCTTGCGAGAGAACGGCAGGTAATATGCGCCACCATAAAACTTGTTGTACACTTTGTATAGAAGTTGGCAGTCTCTACCCAAAAAAACCAAATTTTTACCAGCATACTTTCTATTCAAAAGTTCGCAACTGATCAGCAACCAAGGCAGATTTATTTGATTAGAGAGTTTGAACAGATCTGATGTGTTGTCAGACTTCAGCCTCACCTCTCGAACGAGATAGGACAGAATTCGCAGACCAGAATCAAACAAAGAAGTCTCAATAGTCGATGAATTTATAGAGTTGTAGTATCCCTTCACTGGGATGTTATATCTTTTTGGGTTTTCTACGTCTGAAACTTGATTGTCTCCACAATGCTGTTTTATTCCGAGGTCTTTTAATTTTTCCCAAACAGCATTATTCCGCTTGTCACCGCTAGACTGGTATATGGTGACTTGCTTCTTCAACCCAGCATTTCTAACAAGTTCCAAAATATCAGCGCCAGACAAATACATGTCTGAAATTAAGAAATCATTCTCAGAGACTTGATTGATATTTTCGGCGATGCCAAAAGTATTTTGTTTTTCTAGATCTACTTCAAGTCGATATAGTTCATGAATCTGGTTCTTAGAGATGACATCCTGATCCGCCAGATTTTCATAGATTTGTAGTAGAGATCTCTGCCCGTTATCAGCGTTTTTTCTCGCAACAAAAAACCCATTTATTTTTGAAATGGATTCAATGGTTTTAATAATAGGATCGTTATTGACGTATCTTCGAGCAATCAATGTGTCGAATACATCCCAAGTTTTTATTTCCATGGCAATTTACCGTTGTGTCTGTTTAACATTTCTTGGTTCCCGCGAACGAAGAAGTCCCGCTGAACAGAAATCCCAGTGCTACCGACACGATACTTTAGAGAATACTCGCGTGTGCAATCGAACTTCAAATTGTTCTGTGGGTTCATGAGAACTGCGCTCAGAGCGCGATCAACTTCAACCACATTAGGTTCTCGGGCTTTTCTGTGCCAGATTGGCGATATCCCCAATGCGACTTCTTTCTTAACAAAGAAGCAATTCAGATCGATGAAATTGTCATCCAATACCGATTTCCATAGACCTAAACTCTCGCAGTCATCATAACAAAGGAATCGGTTTTCATCGTCTACAATTTGTCTAAATGAGAAAGCCCAATCAAGGTTCTTATCTTTGGCAAGATTGACCAACGTCTCAACGTGAGTTGGTTCTAGCGAGTTGTCGTCATCCAACCAAATAATAAAGTTGCCGTTGGCAAGATAGGTGAACGCGCCATAGATACGATGACCGTTGTATCGATCTTTGCCCGTAGAATACGGCAACATGCAGACATACTCATTGAAATTCGTCATTGGGAACTTGAGTGAGCAAAGAACTGATTCCGCTTTATCCCAATGCTCTTTCCCGTCAACTACTACAATATGTTCTATGTCTGTGTAGGTTTGCTCTCTGACCGAGGCAATACAGTACGCAAGTTGGGGTTTACCAACTGTGGCAGTGATCACTGATACTTTCATAAACTAATCCCACAAGTTGGAATAATACTTCCCAAACAAACGGAAACCGTTCTTCTTTCTGTCGTAGTATGCCTTGGATTTTGCCTCGTCATACTCACCCTTCGTGACGGTGACCATTTCTGAGTGATCAGAACCTTCTACCTTCACCCACTTGTACTTTGGTCGCTTGATCCAGAAGTTTGGCTCACGATCTTTTGAGTGTTCACCGAAAGCCCAGATCATTTCCTTCATGATCCAATCCCAACGCTTGAAGTGAAACTCATCTGTATCCCAATCGTTTTTCTTTGGCTTGGCGGCAGTTGAACGGAGATGTTCGGGAACATCTTCATCGTCGGTGCAAGGCGCACCGTGACTGGTTTTGTGCAACTGCTTGAGCATCGGATGAATGATGTCCGCGAGAGTGCTGTCCATGTTCCATGTGTCCCATGGATCAATTTTAATGGACTTCTTTTGCTTACCCTTGTTGGGGTATTTGCCGATAGAAATTTTCATTATTTTTCACCTCACGTGTTTTACATTCTTCAATAATACGCTGCTTTTCTATTATATAGGGTAACTTTATCCAATCATTTATCTCTTTCAATGTTCGAAAACACCCAACGCAATATTCGCGTTGGGTGTCGAGAGTGCAGATACCTTTACACGGACTTATCATCTGTCTCTTTCAATTCTTCTCTGTATCTAGTGAGATTAAACGTGTAACAAGCCCTCGCAAAAAATCCCACTGTTGTTAACAAAAGTAGCCAGATCATCACTTCAACACTAGTAACCGTCAAAAAAACAAAACCCGCTATAGCAAATGCGGTGCACAGCCCCAACATTTTTGCGGTTTCAATCAAAGCCTTCTTTTCGGCAGTAGTCATATATAGTCTCCTAAATTTTAACCACGACGCATTCTCGTAGAATCACTCGTTACAGGAACTTCCACGGGAACTTCCATTTAGATTTACTCTTTACAGGAACATCAATCTCATCAATTACATCATGAATTTCTACAAACCCGTCAAAATAAATTTTATCGGCTGCTTCTCTGGCTTCTTTTTCACTTGAGTGATGAGATGCAGTAGGCCAAGTTTTATGTAAAATATCATTTTTGTCTATATATTTTTGCGTTACTGGGATATATTTAACGCACCAGAATTTATCAGTCGCTCTCATAAAGTCTGTTCCGATATGAGAAGCCAAATCTACACAAACTTTACGGACATAAACTTTTTTCTTTTTTTTGTTTGTAAACGGTCCATTTTCCATAATTTATTGACACTCAGTTAAAAGTATGCCTATCAATATGCCCGACGTACCAAAGATTGATCTTTGATACCATGCCTTTAAGTTCATCTCCACAGTCAGAAGTATTTACAGCATGACTGATGTTCTTGACGAACTCTCGAAGAACACGCAGTTCTTCTGATGTGCCAACTGGATGGACTTCAAAATCGCCGTAACTTTGACTCATAATCAACCCCTCTTATCACGCAAAGAAGAAACCGCATCCTCGCAAATTTTTATTCCATTACGAAGAGCCTCATATATTCGATTCAGATGATAGTTGACGACGAGTAGAGACACCGAAGTCAATGAAAGAAGAATTACAGTCAATGAAAGTAGTACGATATCCATTATACCTTCTCCACGAGTTTTGAAAGTGTGTAATCTGCAATCTTTGCTCGAATCATCGTAGGAATATCCGTGAAAGGATCTTCCAAGAAATAAGAGCAACCTTCCGTCCAATTATTATACTTTACAAACTTCGCAAAGTCAATCATATGCTTGCGATTGCGAGGATTGAACTTCACCCTCTCCTTCGGAGCAAGAACAGATCGTCGATATTCATTTGTCATTGTATTAACACCTTCTTAAATGCTATTAAGTTTTCTCTTCGCGAAACCCACTACATCTTCAACATCACCAGATGAAATGCTTTCAAGTGCTTTGAAAAGTGTGTCATAGTTCTGCTGCAACTTTATGTATTTCCGCTCAACCTCTTGAAGAGTTCTAACTTGTGTTTTGAACTGCTCAAGATTGTCGTAAATGACAGATTGACGATCAACCAAGGTTTTATTGTCTTTCTCAAGACGATCAATTTGCTGATTGAGTCTTGAGATAACTATATCTTTTTCATCCAACAAACGGCTCATTTAATTGTCCTCTAATTCAACTATTCGAAATGGAATATAAGTTTCGACTGTTAATTTGCACTCATAACAGTGGTGTCGAGAAATTGATCGCCCAGTCAGTCCATGTTCGAACACAACTTCCTCATCGGGGTCGTAACCGTGAAACTCGTGGCGAGGCGAAAAGGAATACATCACGATCACGAAGTTGCAGCGGGGACAGTTCATTGACCCCTCGCACGGATGGCGACGACGCATTCAAGAGCGGTTCCTGTCTCAAGCCCTTTCCTGGAATTCCACACGTTGTCGCATACCTTCTCACACGCCTCCCGCTCCTTCTTCCGCTCAACCTCAGTCACTCGGTCGATCAGGTAGCGCAATTGGTTCGGTGCTAGCGGGTAATGAAAATCCTCTGTCGGCACCACCTTGAATGCCTCCAACATCAACACCTTCAGTTCATCGTCACTCACGGCTTCGCCTCCTCCGCTCTAGCGATGCGCTCAATCGCAAATTTTGCCCACATTTCTGCATCCACCAACGAAGCCGCAGCCCTCGCCGCCGCCCACGCCGCCGCCCACGCCGCCCAATCCGTGTCCCCCGCCGCTGCCCCCGCCGCCGTAGCCGACTCTGGTGTGCGCTCTCGGCACATCTCGCGCCACTCAAGACCATAGCCGCGAGCGTCGGCAATCGGCTGATGCGCTTCCAGCGCCGCCCACATTTCGTCAAGGTCGGTCATGATTTCTTCTTCCTTTCTTTCTTGTAGTAATCGTTGAGTGTTTTTTCCCATTGCTCGGGTGTCGGGTCGCGAAAATACCCTTTCGGGGGGTTTGAATTGCGACCTCTTTTAAAGTCAAAATACGCTGCTCTAAAACTCATAATTTTTTAACTTCTTTAGCAAAGGGCTGATGCTTTTCAAGACGCGCCCACATTTCGTCAAGGGTGCTCATTCGCTTTTCCTCGCACGGATGGCGGCGGCTAAATCAGTTAGCGCAGAAAAACACTCTCTTTGGGCGTCATCCCACGCCCGACCACCATTCGGTCTCATTGATTCAGCCATTAGCGCACACGCCTCCCGCTCGGTCTCTGCGACAAGGGCGGCGAACCGTTCAAGTTCTGACTGCCCCGCAGTCCAGTAATTGTTGTAAAGGAACTCCGTCGGCTCGGCCATTCCCGCCTCCCGCGCCAGTCGGATTACATCTTCATTATTCATTTACTTTCTCCCCCTGCACGGATAGCGGCGGCGATGCACCGCCCGTAATTCGTTTCGGGATGGGCGGTGTCCCATGCATCGGACACCTTTGCACACGCCTCGCGCTCGGCCTTTGCAACAAGGGCGGCGAAACGATGAAGTGATTCGGCGCTGTAAGCATCATCAGCAGACCAAACCTCTTGCGCCAGTCGGATAATGTCGTCGCGGGTCAT